CCTGGCCGCCGGTGCCCAGCTCCAGCAGGAGCAGCGGGTCACCCTCAAGGAGGCCGTCCGCAAGGGCGTGATCCCGGAGGGCGCCAACCCCTACCTGAAGCTCGGCTACCTCAAGTCCGAGCTGCGCCAGAAGGGCAACGAGTTCCAGACCCACCTTCTCCAGCAGTGGCAGGAGGATGGGGCCATCCAGGACGCCGAGGCGGACGCCATCCCCGAGTGGGCTGGCCAGAAGACCGCCGACTGGATGAAGAACAACCTCTCCGGCTACGCCCCCGAGCTGGTCCAGCAGGTGTTCGACCCGGCCGCTCAGGCCGGCCAGAACCGCCTGATGCAGTACCACATCGGGGAGAGCTTCAAGCGCACCAGCGAGAAGGCCCGCTCCGCTCTGGAGCAGGAGGTGTCCAGCCTCTTCCCGGCGATCGAGCAGGGCAACCCCATCGAGCTGGCCTCGGCGCTCGCCGCGCAGGGCCACGACCTGGGCAACTTCCAGGACGAGGCCGAGCTGCGCCGCGGCTACCTGGTCCACTCGATCCAGTCCCTGGTCGACGATGCGGTCGCCAACGGCATGTCCGGCTCTGACGCCAACCTGATCGCGGCCGAGGCGGTCGCCGTCCAGGCCCGCGCCATGCGGGACGTCTCGGTCCTGACCGTGCTCGACCACGTGCGGACCAACAGTGGCCCCCTCTCGGGGATCACCAAGGTTCGGCAGCTGCGCGAGGCGGCCGAGGACAACATCGCCTCGATCAACCAGCGTGACGCCCACTTCGCGGTGTTCATGCGCGAGCAGCAGCAGAAGCAGCAGGTGGACAGTCTGCTGCGCGGCGCCTGGTCCTCTCTGGTCCAGGATCACACCGCCGACATCGACGAGGCCCTCATGGCTCTCAGCCAGGTGGGCCCCGGTGCGGCCAGCTCTCTGCTGGCGGCGCAGTCTTCGATGATCCAGGCCCGCACCCGCGTGATCACCGACCACCGTACCGCGGCGGTCATGCGTGCGATGGTCCACGAGGGGAACGCCAACATGCGGGACATCGTCTCGCTGGTCGGCGTGGCCTACGACAGCCAGTACGCCTCTGCGCTCATGGACGACCTCGACCGGGTTCAGCGGTACTCCGCGGACCTGGCCGACGACGAGGTCCAGGGCATGTCCCGCGACCTGGAGCGCCTCATCGCAGGGGGCGATCCGATCGCTGGCGGGCTCGACCCTGCCCTCGAAGAACTGGGCGTGCAGGCGAAGAACCGCTTCAACTCCGACCTCCTCGACTGGGTCGACGGCTTCGAGCAGAAGGAAGGGCGCAAGCCCCGCCGAGGCGAGATCCGTGCCGCGGCCGAGGACATCCAGTCCGGCATCCTCAAGAACCCCCGCTACAACCAGGGGCGGATCGCGGACGGGGCCACCTACGAGACCCCGACCCAGGCCAAGATCGACGCCGAGATCCCGGCAGCCCAGCTCCTACCGCCCGCCATCGCTCTCCAACGGGAGCCGTCGCAGGTGGAGTGGCAGAGCCGCCCGATGTTCACCGATCAGGACACCTTCCTGACCACGATGCAGCGCTACGAGGTCACCGGCACCGGCCTCCTCAAGACCCTTTCAGAGCACCTCAACGTCAGCGTCGAGGACCTCGTGATCGCCCAGGGCAAGCTCCTTGGGATCGAGATCGGGGTGGCCCCGCCCGAGGTCGAAGAGGCCCCGGCTCCCGCGCCTGCGCCCGAGCCCACCCCCGAGCCCGCCCCCGTGGCAGAGCCCGAGGACGACGACATCGGCCTTCTCGACCAGCTGACCGACCTCCCGGCTGACATCGCCGCGGGGATCAACCGCATCCGTGACAAGCTCATCGCCCTCCGTGCTGCTCGCGAGCAGACCGGCCGCCAGGCGAGCGAGCTGGAAAGCACTCTGACCCCATAAGGGAACGTCATGAACGAGACTATCAATCCCGCCGTTCCCACCGAGGCTGCTCCTGGTTCACTCCAGGGGCAGCGCCCTCGGTTCGTCATCCTGAACCAGGCTCCCCAGCAACAGGCCACTGCTCCTGCCCCGGCCCAGCCGGCAGCAGCCGAGCAGCCTTCCCAGCGAGGCCTTCTCTCGGACATCGCGGTGTCCGTGGTTGGCGGTGCCCGTGACGCAGTTCAGGAGACCCTCGACGTCACCCACGAGCTTGGCGGGTGGCTGGAAGAGAAGTTCCCGCTCGGCGCCTTCGGTGGCGGCGAGTATCCCGAGGAGAACCCCGTTGTGCTCCCCGGTTCGACCCAGAGCCAGACGACCATCGGCAGCGTCTCCCGCGGCCAGGCCCTGGTCGGCTTCGTGGGCGCAGGCAAGGTCCTGAAGCTCGGCGGCTGGGCAGCCAGCACCGCTCCCCTCGCCAGGGCGGTCACGGCCGGCGCCATCGGCGATGCCGTGGTGTTCGACCCCTACGAGGACCGCCTCTCGAACCTGATCCAGGAGCACGAGTTCCTGGCCAACCCGCTGTCCGAGTTCCTCGCTTCGGACGAGACCGATACCGCGGCCGAGGGCCGCTTCAAGAACGCCCTTGAGGGCATGCTCCTCGGTGGCTCGATCGACCCCATCATGCGGGTCTCCCGGTTCGTCCGGGGCCGGCGTGCCGCTCAGGCGGTCGGCGGCGAGAAGGCAGCCCAGGCGTTCGTCGAGCAGAACCTCGATCAGGTCGACGAGGCCGTCGAGGCAGCTGCCAAGGAGAGCGGCATCCAGCTCAACCTCTTCGAGCCCGCCGCGAAGCAGGCCGACGAGGCTGCCGAGGTGGTCACCGAGCAGGCCGGCGAGGTCGCTCAGGCCAACATGAAGGCGGCCGGGGCAGGGGCCAAGCGCCCGAAGCCCAAGGTGGTCGACGACGAGGCCGTCCGCGCGTCCATGGGCGCCGTCAAGGCGGGTCTGGTCGACGAGGAAGCTCTTCTCGAGAACGCCCCGAAGCTGTTCAACTTCGACTACATGGACAGCCCGGACGCCGTGAAGAACGTGATCCAGCACACCGCTCGGGTCATCGAAGACGACGTGCTCAAGGTCACCGGCGGGGTCCACCACCTCGACCGGATCGCCCGCGACGGCACCCGGTTCCTGGCCGACAGCCTGGACCTGGGGCTCGAAGAGACCACTGCCATCTTCGCTCGTGGCGCCAAGGGGATGTCCCAGCTGGCGTCCCGCGTGGTGGCCGGCAAGCGGCTCATGCAGTCCCTCGCCAGGGACATCGACGACATCTCGAAGCGCGTCATCACGAACCCCGACAGCGTCGAGCTGGAGGCCAAGCTCGTCCAGCGCATCCAGCAGCTCGGAGACCTCCAGGTCAACCTGAAGGCCATCCAGACTGGCGCTGCTCGTGCCACCTCGGCAGGGCGCATCCGCACGTTCGACAGCGTGACCGGTGAGGCGATCAACGCCGCCGACATCCTCGACCAGCTGGCCGCCGTTGGTGGCTCGGCGAAGGTCCGGGAAGTGGCGCGGAAGATGGCCGCGGCCGGTGGCGACCCCAGGGCTCTCGCCCGCCTCTCTCGCGGTACCGCCTGGGGCCGGAAGATGGACGTCTTCAACGAGTACTGGATCAACTCGATCCTGTCCGGCCCGAAGACCCACATGGTCAACATGATCTCGAACGCCGTGCAGACCGCCTCGATCCCGACCGAGAAGCTGATCGGGGGCATCGAGCACGGCATCCGCACCAAGGACTACACCCTGGTCCGCGAGGCGGGCCGGCACTACGTCGGCATCTTCCATTCCCTCCAAGACAGCTGGCGGATGGCCGGCAAGGCGTTCTCGATCGAGGAGAACGTCCTCGACCCGCGGCACGCCGTCTACGACGCCCCCACCAAGGCGATCAGCGGCAAGACCATGGGCCTCAAGGACGGCACCTCGCTGAGCCACGGCATCGACTACCTCGGCAAGGTCCTCCGGCTGCCGTCCAGGTTCCTCCTGGCGGAAGACGAGTTCTTCAAGCAGATCAACTACCGGGCTTCGGTCTACTCCAAGGCCTACGTCCGGGGCGCCGACCAGGGCCTCAAGGGGCCGCAGCTGGCGCAGTACATCGAGGACCAGGTCGACCGCGCCTTCCTGGCGACCGGAGAGGCGACCGACGCCTGGGCCAAGCGCCTGGCTGAGGAAGCCACCTTCACGTCTGACCTGGAGAGGGGCATCGGCAAGAGCATGCAGGCCCTCGCGGCCAAGCATCCAGGCCTCCGGGTGGTCCTGCCGTTCATCCGCACGCCGACCAACATCCTCCGGTCGGTGTGGCAGAGGACGCCGGGCGTCAACCGGCTCCAGTTCCAGTTCAGGGCAGACCTCGCCTCGGGCAACCCGGAGCGGGTGGCGATCGCCAAGGGCCGTCAGGCTCTCGGCGCCATGATGTGGGCGACCGCTGGCACGTGGGCTCTCGACGGCCGGATCACCGGTGCGGGGCCTGCGGACATCAACGAGCGCCAGCGCCTCATGGAGACCGGCTGGCAGCCCTACTCGCTCAAGGTCGGCGACAAGTACGTCAACCTGGGTCGCCTCGACCCGTTCGCGATGATCTTCGGCCTAGCCGCGGACTTCGTCGAGCTGGGTGGGAGCATCCGTGCCGACGAGGTCGAGGAGCTGGCGGGTGGCATGGCCACGGCGCTCGCCCACAACCTGTCCAACAAGAGCTACCTCCAGGGCGCGGCCCGCTTCATGCTCGCCATGACGCAGCCGGACAGGTACCTGGAGAAGTGGGTCCAGGGCATGGCTGGGACCTTGGTGCCCTTCTCGGGTGCCCTCCAGCAGGTGTCCCCTGTGCTCGGCCTGGACGACCCGAACATGCGGGAGATCCAGTCGGTCATGGACGCCATGCGGGCGAAGGTCCCCGGTCTATCGAAGGACCTCCCGCCGAAGCGCTCCTGGGTGACCGGAGAGCCGATCGCCTACCCCGACAACGTCCTCTACCCCGACAGCATCAGCCCGTTCCCGATCACCGAGAAGTCCGACAACCCGGTGGTCAACGAGATCGCTCGCCTCCAGCATGGGTTCGCCCCGCCGGAGCGGAACATCGGCAACGTCGAGCTGTCCCCCAAGCAGTACGACCGTCTGATGCAGCTCCACGGGACCGTCAAGGTCGGCCGCTACAACCTCATGCAGCGGCTCGAAGTCACCATCGCCAAGCCGTCCTACGACATCGAGCGGAAGGTCACGCCTGACGCGCCCGACGAGTTCACCAGCCACCGGCTGAAGACCGTCAAGCGGGTCATCGAGAGCTACCGCCAGGCTGCCAAGAACCAGCTCATCAAGGAGGACCGGGAACTCCGGGCCGCCATCGAGCAGGATCGCCGGGCTGCGGCCGACACCCTCCGGGGCAAGCCGCCTGCCGGCGTTCGTACCCTCCTCAACCTCGCCCAGTAACCCTTCATCCGGGGCTCCTTCGGGGGCCTCGGATCTCACCCTGAGACAACCCCACTGGACGACCATAACCGCGAAGTCCTCCTGGCCATCGGTCGGGTGGAAGGGAAGCTGGACGGCATTCTCGGCGCACAGACCCGACACGAGAGCCGGCTGGACAAGCACGAGGCACGCCTTGGTGGGCTGGAGCGCTGGCAAGCCAGAGTTCTCGGCATGGGTGCCGCAGCCGGCGCCGGCATGTCGTTCCTGCTCAAACTGATCGGAGTTCACTGACCATGGGCAAGCGAGCCAGCCAAGACCTGATGGACAAGCTCCACGCCGTCCTCGCCGAGGACATGCTGGAGCGCGTCACGAAGGGCGAAGAGGTCGTCGTCGGCAAGGGCGAGGACCAGCGCATCGAGCGGGTGAAGTGCTCGGCCGCTACGCTCAACGTGGTCAGGCAGTTTCTCAAGGACAACCACATCGAGGGCGTCCCCGTCGCGGACAGCCCGCTGGGCAGGTTGGTCGACAGCCTGCCGGACTACGACCCCGAGGAAGAGACCAACGTCGTCCGCCTCGGCAGATAACCTCTAGGAGCCCGTAGGAGCCCCACCAACGAGGGCTCCCTCTCCGGGCTACCACCCTACCGGACGCATCGTCCTCGCGTAGCCTACCCAGGGCCGCGTGGCGGCGCCGTGCGTCCGAACCTATCCACCTCGGCAAGGCTTCCCCATGACCAAGCCCAAGCTGCCAGCGAAGATCCTCAAGCGCTTCGACAACTTCCTCCGGCTCACCTGGGATCACCTCCAGCTCCCCCCGCCGGATGCCGTGCAGCTCGACATCGCCCACACCCTCCAGAGCGGGCCGGATCGGCTGATCATCGAGGCCTTCCGAGGGGTCGGCAAGAGCTACATCACGGGCGCCTACTGCCTGTGGCTGCTCCTGAACGACTGCGACAAGCAGATCCTCATCGTCTCGGCCAGCACCGACAAGGCCCGCGACCAGACCACCTTCATGCTCCGGCTCCTCCGGGAGATGCCCATCCTCCAGCACCTCGCCCCCACGGGTGACATGCGGGCGTCCATGGAGGGCTTCGAGGTCGCAGGGGCCACGGTCAAGCAGAGCCCCTCGGTGCGCTCCAAGGGCATCACCTCGAACATCACTGGTGGTCGCGCCGACGTGATCATCCCGGACGACATCGAGACCCCGGACAACAGCCAGACGCAGACCATGCGGGAGAAGATCCGCGAGAAGGTCCGCGAGCTGGACAACATCATCAAGCCGGGGGCCGGCCACCGCATCATCTACTTGGGCACGCCGCAGCTGGAGGACAGCCTCTACGAGATCCTGCCCGAGCGCGGCTACCACACCCGCATCTGGCCGATCCGGTTCCCCACGCCGGCCGAGCAGGCCCGCTACGGGGCCAAGCTGGCTCCGGGGGTGACCTCCGCCCTGGAGGGCGACCCGAGCCTGGCCGGCACGCCGGTCGAGCCCCGCCGGTTCGGCGACCTGATCATCGTGGAGAAGGAAAGCTCCCAGGGCCGATCGGGCTTCCGCCTCCAGTACATGCTCGACACCAGCATGGCCGACCAGGAGCGGCACCCGCTGAAGCTCTCCGACCTGGTCATCATGGATCTGAACCCCGAGCGCGCCCCCGAGAAGGTGGTGTGGGCCTCAGCTCCCGAACTCGTCTGCCAGGAGCTGCCCAACGTCGGCCTCAAGGGGGACAAGTTCTACCGACCCATGGCCCTCGACGGGCTTCGCGACCCCGCCGGCAGCGTCATCTGGCAGCCCTACACGGGCGCCGTGATGGCGATCGACCCCTCCGGCCGCGGTCAGGACGAGACCTCCTTCGCCATCTCGAAGATGCTCAACAGCCAGGTCTTCATCCCGGAGGTTGGCGGCTTCGTCGGCGGCTACGAGATGGCCACCCTGGAAGGCCTGGCGCGGACCGCCAAGAAGCACCAGGTCAAGAAGGTCATATACGAGGGCAACTTCGGCGATGGCATGTGGGGCAAGCTGTTCGCCCCGGTGCTCGGCCGGATCTACCCCTGCACCCTCGAAGAGGTCAAGGCTACCAACCGGGCGTTCAAGGAAGCCAGGATCATCGACATCCTGGAGCCCGTCATGAACAACCACCGCCTGATCATCGACAGGCGCGTC